CCCCGTCCATGACGCTATGCCATGCACGCGATCGGCCGGGGATCTTGCGCGACCGCCAGGTCTTACCCTTGAGCAGGTGCTCGACCCCCTCTGCGAGCGCCTGCTTCCCATACCGCTGCGCCCCCATAATCTCGGTCCTCGCGACGAGCCGAGCGTGGTCGTCGGTCATGCCGGCGACGTCGCGCTGCAGGGCGAGCCAGGCGTCATTGACGTTGCCGCCCTCCTCGGCTACGCGGGTGAGCGAGGTCCGGATGAGGTCCTTGATCGAGTCCTCGACGCTCCGCATGTTCCGCGCCGCACGCTGCTGCAGGAGGCGGAACGCGAAGGTCTGGGTGACGTCGAAGTCTTTGGAGATCGTGACCCGGTAGAGACCCTTGCCGATCCTGCCTTCGAGTTCCTCCTCCAGCCGCCGGCTCTCCAGGTCGATGCCGTGCCGGAGGGCATCGGCCCGAGGTTCGGCAGTAGCGGCGAGGAGGTCCTCAGCGATCGCGACCTGGTCGAGGATCGCGTCGAGATCCACGATGGGGCGCGTGCCGTCCTCGCTCCGCTCCGCCGGGAACGCCTCTTCGATCGCCAGGCGGAGTACCTGCAGGGCGTCGTCGAACACTCCGGCGACCCGGCGGTGCAGCGCCTCGATGCGGCTCCGCCACTCTTCCGGCTCGTCGTTAGGGGCCGCTTTGATGTCGGCGAGCGCCTTCGTGATCGGGTCCGGAGAGGAGAGCAGGAGCCCGCCGCCGTAGAGCGGTTCCGGGGCGTTCTCAATGCCGATGATCTCGCGGGCGAACCACTCCGGGTGCATCCGGGCGAGGGAGTCGACGAGCGCGAGCGGCATGTCGCCCCACGGGACCGGCTCCTCGCCACGCTCGACGAGGATGCGGTTCGGGGTGGACAGGCCGAGCCGGAGGTCGCTCTCCTGCTCCCGGCGTTTCTGCCGTTCGATGATGGGGTTCTTCGGGTCCCAGACGAACTCGACCTCGCCGGCAACGTCCCAATATGCTTCGAGGAACGGGAGGATTGAGCGGTTGATCGCGCCGGCGAGGAGTTCGAGCAGCGGGAGCGTGGTCTTCCGCCAGATGACTTCCGCCGTCTCCTGCGCCGTGGACCTATTGACGTCCTGTACGTACCCCACTTCGGACGGAGCAAGGCCGAACGCCATCCACACGAGGTTGTTATACCACTCCTGGCTGTCCAGAAATTCGAGTTCCCGGGGCGAGGCGCGGAAGGGTATCCACTGCAGGTTCTTCGCACCGAGGATCGGCATCTTGTGCGGCTTGCCGGCGATATCAGCGTTCCAGTACTCGCGGAACCGCTCGATCTCCGCCTGATTCGCCTCGACGAGGTTAAGGGCGCCTTCCGGGACCTCGTTGGCCGGGAAATATTTCAGGTTCGAGACGTCCTGGTTAATCAGGATCTCGACGAGGCGCTGCACTTTCTGGATGCGGCTGTAGCCGTAGGGCCGCCAGGTCTGCGGGTTTTCCTCGACCCAGACGATCTGATCCCGCGAGAACGGAACCGGGTCGATCGCCCGGTAGCCGAGCATCCCGGAGAGTGCCAGGAATGCGTTCTGCTGCATCAGGCGGTCCATCTGCGGGAGACCCTCCCGGTTCCAGAGGGTCGAGTCCTGCAGGACGCCGACCTGCGCCCCGACCTGCCAGTAGGCCGGTTCGTCGCTGCCCGGTGCAGGGAGACGGCCCTGCTGGTCGAGATTTTTGGTGAACGTGGCACCGTCGCGGGCGTAAATTTCCGCGAGGTAGCCGTCGTCGTCGGGGACGAGCTCGAGCACGCCGGCATCGATCGAAAGGATGTCGTTCAGCCACTCTTTGCAGAGGGAATCGAACGTCGAGGGGTTCGCGTTGAACCCGCCGTCCAGGAAGTCGGTGATCGCGTCACAGGCGGCGAAGTGCTTGCTCGTCGGTTTGTCGACGGTCGGGACGATCGCCCAGGGCGTGGTGGTGATCTGGCCCTTGATCGTATCCATCGGGACGGAGACAGTGTGCGTCTGCGAGAGGATCCGGATGGTCAGCAGGTCCTCGTAGCGCGGGATGCCTCGTCCGGCGTTGAAGAAGATCGTTGCGGAGAGGTCAAGGCCGGCCGGCCCTCTCCCGGCACCGTTGAACGTCCGGATACCCTGGCCTTTCAGCCCGGGTGCGATTACTGCCATCCTGCCTCCTCGCAGGCCTTCACGACCGGGAGCAGGTGCTGCCGCACGTCCTTCGGCGAGAGTTTGCGGATCTCGACGATGTCCCGGACGACGATGTGCAGGGCTTTCGGGTCCCGTCGCCCGATGTCTTCAGCGATCGCTGCGAGCCTATCGTCTGATGCGTCCGCCCGGGCGATCCAGACGTAGACGCGGCCGGGCTCATCCTGGAGCATCTCGACGTATTCGACGGGCGGTGCCGGGACCATGACCTCGCGGACCGGCCCCTCGACGCCGAGGAACGCCGCGAGGCGGGCGATGAATCGATCTCTGTATGTCGTCACTGTCTACCTCCTGCTGACTGAGCCGAATGCGAGCCCTGCAGGCCGCTCGACCTTTGCGAACGCGAGCATCAGGGCGTCCCCCCTGTCCGGGCTTTTCCTGCCGCGCTTCTTCATGTCCTCCTTCGATTCGATGACGATCTGCCCGCGGCTGTTCACCTTGTACTTGATATTCGCCAGCTGCTCGACGAGCTCCTCGTCGTCCTCGATGTCGATGTCCCCCGACTCGAACCGGGACCGGAGCCCCCACCACCACTCGGCACGAGCATTCGCAAACCGCTCCGGGTCAGACGCCGCCGCTCCGCTCTGCATCTCGTCGACGGGGTCCTTCAACTCGTGAAGCCGGTCGTAGACTCCGGCGCCGAGTCCGACCGCGTCGATCTTCGCGGCCGAGGCTCTCGTCTCCCGGAGCGCGACACGGACCTGCCCGGCAGTCTCCATGGTGTCGCCCATCGGGATCGCCTTCCAGAGCCTGGCCACCGGTCCCCGGCGGTGCATGATCACCGTCTCGTCGGACCCGAACCGCGCCACATCGACCCCGAGTTCGTTCGGCGTCCCGGGCTCGAGCGTGCGCTGGACCGCCGCCTCGATCCAGTGGAGTGGGATCAGGGTGTCGTTCCCGATCGTCGGAATCTGGCCGAGGACCCGGGCCTGGTAGAGCTGCGACTCCGGCCCCCACCGCTGATACCGTTTGGCGACCCACTGCGGCGTGACCAGGTAGGGGCAGGGCATCTCTTGCCCGGCGACCTTCTCCTCCCAGGCCCCGGTGGCGATATCGGCCTCGGTGATGCCGAAGGTCGTGAAGTTCGGGGTGTCGAAGGCGGAGATGGTGATCTTCGCGATGCCGGGCGTTTTGAACGCGTCCGCGAACCGGCCCGTGGTGCTTGTCGGGTTCCCGATCATCAGGAGCCGGGACTGGTCTGACGTGAGCACACCGTCGATCCCCTCGAAGATCTGGTCGCTGACACCGGCCGCCTCGTCGACGATGACAAGGATATGGTCCTCATGGAATCCCTGGAACCGGTCCGGGTCGTAGTCCGGGGCGGTAAATCCCCAGGCCCACCAATCGCTATCGAGTTTGAGCTCTTGCGAGAGTAGGGTGCCCCCGAGCGGGTAACGGGATCGGGCATGGGCCGCCCGGATCTCTTTCCAGAGGATGCCCCGCACCTGCCGATCTGTCGGGGCAGTGGTGATGACGATCGACGGGCGGTGCGTCATCAGGAACCAGAGGGCCACTCGTGCGGCGGTGAAGGATTTGCCGGGGCCGTGGCAGCTCTTGACGGCCGTCTCCGGGTTGTCGCGGACGGACTCGATGATGTCGCGCTGCCGCTGCCAGAGACGATCGCCGAGGACCTCTTCGACCCACCAGACCGGGTCACGCTGTGCCCGGTCGAGCGTCGCCTTAGCGTCCTTCGTCTGTATCTGCTGCACTCTGTACCAACTCCATCCAGGAGAGCGTCCCACTGTGCTCCACTTTCTCCGCCGCGTCGAGCCCGAGGAGTTTCGCGCGGCGTTCCATGATGCGGAGACAGCGGTCAATCCCGGCGAGGTCGCCCCCCTCGACGGCTTCCCATGCTTTCAGATACAGAGCGTCGAGCCGCTGGAGTTCGAGGTCGCGGACGTGCACGGCCTCCTCCCGGCATTTGTCGGCGAGGTTTTCCAATTCTGATAAGACATAGC